GTCTGAGTGCTGCATATCCACTGGCTTTACAACCATATCCTTCTACTCATTCGGTCGAATTGATGTGTGCCATGCATACGTAGGGAAGGTACGTGCTGCCTCTCTACTCGACTTCTTGATCGAACCAGTGGATGTGCCCTACGAACCCCCCACCACCGACCTTATTGACTATTTGGTCCCTGAATTCACCGGGGTCTCCATCACGGCCAGACTTATCCACACTGGGCAGCTGCGTGCCCGAACCTATTTCTCCACAAGGGATATTCCCATTCCTGATGGCGTTGATGAGCAGGTCGTCATTGCTTTGAAGCGTGGTATGACTGCAACTCGACGCGCTTGGGAGCAGATTCCATTGGAAGAAATTGCAGTAGTTAACGGTCTTATAAATGCAGTTAAAGAAACGGAAAAACAACAAACCCTCTGGTACCGTGCAGCCCACTTGCTATGGTGCTTCGAACCATTGCATCGTATAACCTCAGTGCTAGCGTACACGCTACCCATAAGTGCACAACAAGCACGGACCTTATACAACCATTCCCGCGCAAAACTCATTGGAGGTTTCTACAAGTTTATGCGACAGTTCTCCGGGGTGAAGTTGAAAACCGCACGATGGTTCGATAGCTTTTGGTTTCGATCCGTCCCCACCTGCATCCCGGCTTCCACCTACGAGAATGAGCTCACCAGCATTTTCACACGTTCTCTTCCGCCTGCACGCCCAATCCGCCTACACCCAAACATCCGGGAGGCTGCTAATAACATTGCAATGAGAATCGGCAAAGTGGATAGACCAATGGACTTTGACGTCTGGGTCCGTCGATTTCAGCCAGCCCGACAAGCGCAATTAAGAGAAGCCCGCTACTGCCCACTGCAGGGGACAGTAGAGTTCTTCCAGAAGATCGAGCAGCTTGACGACGTGAAGCAACCGCGTGCTATCCAAGCTCGAGTCGACGCCTTTAAGGCACACATCGGGCCTTGGATGGCAGCCTTCGAACTACAATGTCGTGAAAAGCTCCCGATTTTCGTCAAGGGACTCGACCCATCCGCCAAGGCTGTTGAGATACAACGCATTGCACAGCTATCAGACATAGCGCTAGAGGTTGATTTCTCCCGATTTGATAGGAGTTTGTCATCACAATTACTTACTAACACCGAACACGTGATCTACTCTTACTGTTTTCCCCCTGCCATCGCTGAAGCTCTGCGTATGCAATTGCATAATTACGTACGCACTCGCAACAACGCCGCGTATATAGTTGATGGTACACGCATGTCAGGAGATGTTAACACTAGTGTTGGCAACTGCCTTGTGAATGCCTGTCTTATGCAGGCTATTGGTATCCCCCTTGGT